GTTGATGATGATGGGATATGAAATTTTAGATTATGTTGGTTCGTATAACTACATACTAAAACAATCTGGTAAGTTTAAAAATCGTGCTTGACTTTTATAAAAAAATTTAGTATAATAGTAGTTATGGATTTAAAAGAATATATTAAAATCGGATACCGAAATTATAAAATAGATGTATGGCCAGATTCTTTTGCAAGTACCGAAGAAGCAGAAGGAGAGTTCTTTTCTAAAGAAGGAAAGATCGGCATTAAAGGTTCAACTATTGGAAGTGCTCATGGTGCTAATACAGTTCTTCACGAAGTTTTGCATGGCATAATATATCAATATGGTTTAGGAGAAGATTTAAAAGAAGTGAAAGAAGAAAAGATTGTTAATACTTTAGCAAATGGATTGATGTCAGTATTCGTAGATAATCCTTGGCTGTTAGATTATTTTAAATCTAAAGTTGAAGTGGAACATTATACACACAAAACAACACATCAAAGTAAAATATGACAATAGAAATTACAGTAAGAGATAATAATGTTGAAAAGGCATTAAGAGTTTTAAAAAAGAAATTACAGAAGGATGGTTTGTTTAGAGAATTAAGATTAAGACAATTTTATGAAAAACCTAGTTTAAAAAGACAAAGAAAATTAAAAGAATCATTAAGACGAATCGCAAAAGAAAAAAGATTAAAAAGATTAAGAGAGGGAGATTAAGGAATTATTAGATAGAAAGTTGCCACTATCTGATAGGTATTTTAACGGCGACAAAATGACTTGAAGGAGTTAATATTATGGGTAGAAAAGCCTTAACAAAAAAACAAAAAGTATTAAATCTATTATCAAATGGTAAACCAGTAACATGGAAAACCTTGAGAAATAGATTTGACCTTACTTCACCACGAGCAATGGTCGATACTTTAAGAGAAGAAGGACATATGGTGTATATTAATGATACAGCAGATGGTACTTCATATCGTTTGGGAACACCAACCAAAGCGATTTTAGCAGCAGGTGTTAGAAAAGTGTTCAAAGGTAATACTTTGGATATCGTATCTGCTGGGATCAGAGCTTTATACGGTAAACAGAAATACGCTTATAAGTATTCTGCCGTATAAATAGTAGTGTCGGGCAGCTCGTAAGTCCTGGCATTAAGAGGTAGAGTGTCTTCCGCAAAGACACCATATAGGGTTTGGCGATTGTCCCTTGCAGTAATTTATTACAATCAGAAACAATCGCCTTTATAAGCGTTAAGTGATTATGATTCTAGTTTACTAGAATCCCGGAAACAAATTTTAAAAGTTCCAAAATATACGCTAAACTTTTATAAATAATATATGAGTATGTCGAATTGGTCGAGTACTTATTTTAACCTTGCTTAATTAAAGGAGGCAAAGATGACAAGAAATCAATTAATCAATTGGGAACCTTTTAAACCGTTTTCAGTTGGGTTTGATAACCTATTTGATGACTTTGATAGAATCTATAAATTTAATAGTGAGTCTATCAATCATTATCCACCTTACAACATCCGCAAAGTAAATGACACCGATTATGTAATCGAGTTGGCAGTTGCAGGTTTTGGTAAAAAAGATATTGAAGTAAAATCTCAGGAGAATACTTTAACTATCAAATCTACAGACAAGAAAGATAAAGTTTTGGAAAAGGATGAAAGTGTCCTACACCGAGGCATTTCTCAAAGGTCTTTTAAGAGAAGTTTTACTATAGCAGATGATGTTGTGGTGAAAGGTGCAGACCTAAAAGATGGTTTACTTTCAGTTAAATTGGAAAGAATAATTCCAGATGAAAAGAAACCAAAAATAATTGATATTAAATAATTATTTAATTTCAAAACAAGAGGGCGCTTCGGCGCCCTTTTTATTTGCTTGACTTTTATAATAAAGTTTAGTATAATATAATAATAAGTGAAGGAGAATTACATAATGAAAATTAGTCAAAACACATTAGACATTTTAAAAAACTTTTCAGAAATCAATACAAACATTTTAATCAAACCTGGAAAAGTTTTATCTACAATCTCAACTATGAGAAACATATTTGCCAAAGCAGATATTTCGGAAGAGTTTTCTGCCGAATTTGGTATCTATGATTTAAATGAATTTTTGGGAGTGATAACAAGTATACAAAAACCTGAAATCGAATTGAAGGATAAGTTTCTAGCTATATCTTCCAATGGAACAAAAGCAAAATATTTCTATTCTGATCCATCTGTAATTGTGGCACCAACAAAAGAAGTTACTATGCCAGAAACGGATGTAACTTTTAGTTTAACAGAATCAAATCTAACACAACTATTAAAGATGGCAGCAGTTTTAAAGACACCCGATTTAGCATTAGTTGGAACAAATGGTGGTGATACAGTTCTTAAAGTTTGTGATAAGAAGAATGCTACTTCTAACAATTTTGAAATCAAAGTTGGTGAAGGCGCAACAACAGATTATACTTTTTATTTCAAAGTAGAAAATCTTAAATTGTTTGCTGGCGATTATGATGTTTCAGTATCATCAAAATCTATTTCTCATTTTAAACATAAAAAATTACCTATTGAATATTGGATAGCATTGGAGCCAGATAGCTCTATTTCCAAATAAGTTTAACTTCCAAATTGTGAATAAGGTGAATTATGAGTACAGATTTTTTATGGGTTGAGGAATATCGACCAAAGACTATTGATGATTGTATATTACCACAATCATTAAAAACACTATTTACATCCTTTATTCAAAAGGGTGAATTATCAAATATATTATTATCAGGACCTCCTGGTATAGGAAAGACCACAGTTGCGAAAGCATTATGTGACCAATTGAATTGCGATTGGGTTATGATTAATGGTTCAGAAGAAAGTGGTATAGATGTATTAAGAAGTAAGATTAAGAATTTTGCTTCAACCGTATCATTATCAGGTGGTAAAAAAGTTGTGATATTAGATGAAGCAGATTATCTTAATCCACAATCTACACAACCTGCATTAAGAGGATTCATTGAGGAGTTCCATAAGAATTGTCGGTTCATTCTCACTTGTAATTTCAAGAACAGATTAATAGATCCATTACATAGTAGATTTTCAACAATAGAATTTAGGATTAATCCAAAAGACAAACCTAAACTTGCTAGTAAGTTGTTTGAACGAGCAGTTTATATTCTGAAAGAACAAAATGTGGACTTTGATGAGCCAGTTCTTGCAGAATTAATCAAGAAACATTTTCCAGATTTTAGAAAACTGATTAATGAATTACAAAGGTATTCAGTAAGTGGTAAGATAGACTCTGGTATACTTGTTAATATTTCAGATGAAAACTTAAAGACTTTATTATCTCATTTAAAGGGAAAAGACTTTACGGAGATGAGAAAATGGGTAGTACAAAATTTGGATAATGATCCTGTGAAAATCTTCCGTAGAATATATGACTCAATGTATGAGCATTTACAACCTGCCACAATCCCACACGCTGTTTTAATTATTGCTGATTATCAATACAAGTCAGCCTTTGTTGCTGACCAGGAAGTTAATTTAGTTGCTTGTTTAACTGAATTAATGTCGCAGGTTAAATTCAAATGAGTTATGAATTAAAAGAATATCTGAACGCCATCAATTTCACAAAAAAGAATGTGATGGATTCCGAAGATAAAATGTGGATTAAAAAGTATCCAGCATTCATTGTCAATAAAATATTATCAGGTTTCCAAGATACTCTTATGCTAGTTAATGAAATGAATCGTTGCCATTTCCTAGATAAGGATATGCAGTTTCACTTTTTAATAAATAGTGTTAGGTCAAGAAAAAGGTTTAGTCCTTTTTTGAGAGCGAGTAAGTTAAAAAACATTGGTGTTATTAAGGAGTATTATGGCTATAATAATGAGAAAGCAAAAGTCGCTCTTGATATACTCACCAAGGATGAATTGAAAACACTAAAAGAGAAATTATATAAAGGTGGGACAAAATGAATGAATTAAATACTGATTGGCAACCCGAGAAAATGCTCGAAGTCCAATTAAAAGAACCTGATGATTTTTTAAAGGTTCGTGAAACACTAACACGAATTGGCGTAGCGTCAAGAAAAGATAAAAAGTTATTTCAATCGTGCCATATTCTACACAAACAAGGACGATATTTCATAGTACATTTTAAGGAGTTATTTGCTTTAGATGGTAAGAAAGCAAACCTTTCAGACAATGATATTGAAAGAAGAAATACAATTGCTCAATTATTAAGTGATTGGGGATTGATTGCAATTATTAATACAGCAGTTGCAGAAAAGAAAGCACCTCTTTCACAAATAAAAGTTTTAGCATTTAAAGAAAAAGGCGAATGGGATTTGCAAGCGAAATATAATATAGGCAAGAAAGCAGAAACAGAAACAACTGAATCTGAACCTGCACCAGAACCAACAACAGAACCTACAGATGGAAGCACAGAAGTTTAGAGAATTTATTACTGAAGGAGAAATCAAACCATATCGCTTTGTGTTGGTATGGTATGAT